TGCAGCTGTAGCACTCCTTCGGGGTTACTTCTTTTGCGCGACCGGTTAAGAAATTGCGGATTAAAGCGACTCATATGCGCCTGAATAGTTTGTTTATCCAGCCCCCAACTCGGTATAGAACGGAAACTGTTCCTACAAGCAGAAACTTAGCGACCCAGATTATGATCAGTAATCCTTCACCCATATCAGTCCTCTTTATCTGACCTTATCCACCCGGGCGCGCATCACTTCTTTCACATAATAATCCGATACGAAGTAACCATTGCTGGCTGTAGTAACATTGCCGATGGCTACGCCTTTATCAATCGGGAAGATGTCGGTATTCTTAATCGGGTGTATGATTATTGAACTACATCCGATTAGCGCGGTCAAAGCCAGAAGTAATACGAGAAGGGTTCCGGTCATCAACGCCCTTGTTTGTTTCATCCTGTGCCTCCTGCGCCTTCTGGCGCTTGACTGCTGCCTTCCGGCCGAAAAAACGCCACAGTCCTATTACGATCGCAAGGACAGAACCTATTATCCCTAGTATTGCATTAACCATTATTTTACTGGTGCAGGCGCACTTTTGCTGATTGCTGCCCGTATCGCTGCGATGAGTGCCACCGCCCACTCCGTTTTTCCTAAAGCGAAAAGTGCCGCAATAGAAAAATCCCCCTGCGCGATAAAACTTACTATTCCGGCCAGACCTGCTAAAGCTGCCAGAATGTCAACCTTTTTACCTTGCATCCAAACTACGAAATCAAATTTTCCCATCTTTCTCCTCCTTATTATCTGGGTTAAGATTGCATCTATCTTTAAGGCCCGCTGCATGCTCCTTCTGACAGAGGCCACATTTTTCTTTCTTCTCTATCTGGCCGGTAGTCAATAACATTCTACCACAAATACACCACTTTATCCAGTCGTTCATTTTCCAAAAAAGATTTTACTGGCTAAGCCTGCGACGAAACCAGTTATTGCGCCAAATACAGTTGCTTTACCCCTCATATTAGCGACATCATTCTCAACCTTATTTAGCCGCATAAAAGTTTCGTTACAGGGTAGGGCATTTAATCTCCTGCCGGTATCTTCTAATTTGGCATAGACATAACCTTCAAACGCCCCGTTTGGCGTAAAATTATTATCTGGTAGTCTATTACTTTTCCTTCTCTCTATACCATTCCAGTCCATTTAGCTCTCCTTATTTTTTAACCGCTGGTATATTTACCGGCACACCTTCTTTAATCACTGGCAATTCCACAGGCGTTTCGTCATTCGGGCAAAGTTGCGGTTGCGGTGCTAAATCTGGTTTAAGTTTTTCTTTATCGTCCATATTGTCCTCCTTATTCATACCTAATAATTTTAGACAATACTAAATATGGCGGTATTGTCGGCACGGAGCTGATTGAACCTGCCGGTGTCCCTGCTGTGATTGCGGCGTGCTGATGGACATCCATTGCCGTTCCAGAAAAAGTTGGTTTGCCAGCTGCGGCTGCAATATTATAAACAATCCCTGGAGCATTAGATATTGTTCCAGCCGGCGTTCCTGCCGAAATAGCATCATGCTGATGTGTTGCTAAAGCATTACCAGTAAAGGTAGGTGTATTGCTTACCGCACCGCCTGTATCGCCTGGGCTATTGACTCCAGATTCATAGCCCATAGTGAATCTACTTTTTGCATTAGGAACATTGAAGTTTGCTCCTGAACCACCATAAAGGTATCCTATAACCGCAAATAGTGTGGCATAAGTTGTAGTTGAATAGGATGCCCCGTCGCAGAGTAAGAAGTGCGCCGGAGCAACAGTCGTAGACCAGTCTATCATTCCGCCTACGGGAATTCTGCCGTCATAGGCATCTTTGCAGTTGGCGACAGTCAGGGCATTTGTGCCGTCAGATAGATTGCCTGCGGCATAAATATCTTTTAATCTATAACTGGCATTACCGAAGTCATCTTGGTTGTCTACTACCGGTCTTATCAAACCTTTTGCGTCAAAAGTAATATATCCGTGTGTTCCACCTGCGCCTTTTGCTCCCGCTATAAAATTTATATTTCCGCCATCTCTACCAGTATTCCCGTCGTGAGCAGTTAAGTTAATCGCCCCACCGTTTAAATTGCTCATTCTTCCAGAATTTATTTCGATTATTCCACCCATTGGGATAATCCCGCTCATTGAACCTTCTGAGTGGAGAATTATTTCTGGGGCGTGAACACTTGCCGAGTCGGATACTAATGTTAAATCTTTGGTATTTATTGACGAACCATAAGCGAGTTGACCTGCCGCACGACCGGGAAGGTATAGGAAATTGTCAAAACTATTTCCACCAAGCGGGTCAACCCAAAACATCACACCTGCCGAAGTCGTGTATAAGAAATTACCTGCTGTCGGGTTTACTATAGAAGTTAAAGGCAACGCGGAAGGTAGAGTATAGGCTATATTTGCTATCTGCGAGGCAGAACCTATAAAGGTATTCGTAAAATAAGTTGGTGTCGTGCCACCCCAGAGGCATAGTTTCTTTAAGGAAGAATTTCCAATATAGACTATTCCACCTGTTCCCGAAGGGTCTATATTGATATCTCCGGTGGCGTCTACTGATATCTGGGTGTAATGAGTTAAATCATAAGAGAATCTCAATAGAGCATTAGTGCCGCCCCAGATGTCTAATTGAGCATTAGGGACAAGTGTATTTATTCCTATAAATCCATAACTACCTGAATGAAAATCAAAGTGGATTTTAGGATAGAAAGTTCCTCCGCTATCATACCCTATCTGCACACTTCTATCTTCCGTAGTAGCTATCCGAGGGCCATAAGCAACACCTACTCCATTTGTGCCGAACAAATAATTGCTGGAATTATTAAGGAAAAGTTTTGACACCATCCATAAGTTAGTTATCCTGTGAGATGAATCTCCGAGGGCGTCTTGATTATCTACGATAGGCCCAATAAATCCCCTAGCATTAAAATTGATACAACCCTGTGCACCTATAGTCCCTATTCCAGCAATAAGGTTTATGTTTCCACCAAGACCGCCGTCGTGAGCGGTGATGTTTATATTTGCTCCGTTTGCAGTCGCAGAAATCTGTCCAGATAATATGTCTACCTGTCCTGGTTTACTTGAGTGTGCATCGCCAAAGAGACTTATTTCAGGTATATGAGTGCTAGCACTATCTGATTTAAAAGTTAGATAACCCGTGTTTGCTGTTGCTCCATAACCAAGTTGAGAACCCAACCTCCCAACAAGTAGAAAATACTGCGTATGATCATCATCTCCAAGCCCCGCTATATTCCCGTGGTCGCCATATTTTAAGTCCGTTCCATCGGAGTAAGGAATTTGTCCGATTGTGCCAAGTGCTAATTTTGTCCATAAAGGAGAGGAACCTTGACCCGTGATTAAATCGCCTCTGGTTGTAGAACCGACGGTAGTATCAGGATGGATTGCACTTAATAAATTATGATTTGTCGGAGTAGCAGTTGTTTCCCAAGACCAAGTGCCTGTGGTATTTTTAAGGTAGCCTGTATTATTGTTTATGGGAAAAATATAATTTATGTCCCCCGACTGCGAACCAGTCATAAATCGTGTATCGTAACTTCTAGTTACATCCTGTATAGCTAATGCGTAATGTTCTACACTGGTATGGCTATTGTCATCATAGGCAGGCAGTAAATGTAAACCAATAAGTTTATCCCTGTTTGCCTGTGCTATAAGTGCGGAGGTTAATTTAATTCCCCTTACAATACCCGATTGAGAATAAGGCACATCCATAGCAACGGTTAATCCGGCTCTTGGGCCTAAATCACCAAAAGAAACAAGACCCCTCGATACTAATATTCCATAATTTACTACTCCAGTATATCCACCTTCATTGAAGGTTGGGTTTATATAGAACGCTGCCATCTCGGCATTATTGCCCTGAGCGGTAAAGGATTGCACAAAACCTACGCCATAGACATATTCTCCGCCTGGGTCAAAGACTGGAGTAGCTACATACAAAGGAGAAGACGGAGTAATTGTGCCAATTCCTACATTGCCCGTTGTGGGTTGCAGAATAATATATCCTTTGGTTAGGTGTGATGTGCTTTCTAAAGTAAGACTATTGCTTGCCGCCGTGCCACCATATCCTACCTGCCCACCTGCACGCCCAGGAAGATAAAAGTAATCGTCGAGATTGACTAATCCATTTACATCTTTCCATTCCCATACTCCTGCGGTAGAACAAACGTGGACATAGTCATTTGCCGCAGGATAACTAGTCCAAAGAGTATAAGTTAAAGCTATAGTTTGGTCTCCACCCTGAAATATCGTATATTCTGTAGGTGTCAAACCGCCTTCTAAAATTTTTAATTTTCTCTCTAAAGTTAAATCTCCATACTTTATCAATACCCCTAAATTTTCTTCTCCAAGACTATCAAAAACTCCAGAGTATCCTGAATCAGAACGACCGTGAACCCCTATACCTGTAACGGTATCTCCCATTACTCCATCTTCAGAATCACTTAATCCATAGACTCCCATACTTGAAGTCGATAATCCCTCAACTCCCGTTCCTGAAACTGATTCTCCTCTGACTCCAGAAGAAACGGAAGATTGTCCATAAATTGCGTAAGATGAATAGTCGTAAGAATGAAATCTAAACAAAGGCACGGAAATTCCAACCCCAACATATCCGTTAGTCGCAATATCCATAGCCCTGATTGCGCCTACGCCTGAGTCTATCCAGAAAGAAATAGGAAGTAAAGTTCCTGTGCCGCTGGCTACTGATTGAATATAAGTATATTCTATTAGATGGCTGGGGTCAGTTAATACGCCGAAAGAAAGTTTGGAATAATCTGTTGCAGCAGAAAGGATTTGAATAGCGTCTGTGCCGTCTACAAAGGCTCGGATTTGACCGTTGGAGTCCAGACCCATATCAAAGATTGGTGCGCCGTTGATTACGGTCTGTGGAGTAGACTGGTCAAGGTGAAGGGAGAGGGGGTCGGTTTCTGTGATGAGCGTATTGGGGTCAACCCAGTTTATCCCTGATAATTGAGTGCTATCTGCGGCAGGAACAAACCCATCAGTTCCTACGCCCAAGTGTGTCCAAGTGATTACAGGCGGAGTTCCGCCATCGGAAGTGCCTACGATTAAATCGCCGATAGTAGGAGGAGAATAGATTTCGGTATCAAGATGGGTAGCGGAAAGAAAATTATGAGTTAGTGGGGTGGTAGCAAAACTTAATAATACCCAGTCGGGATTAGTTATTCCGCCCTGTAACTGATAGGTAGCAAAGTTGCCAGTGCCGTCATCTTCCACATAGCACATCATTCCTTCGTAACGACGGAAGTCAGAAATAACATCCCTTGCGGCGATAGTGGCGGCGTAATGCAGGCCGCCCCTTATTTCGGTAGCCCAAGCGGAAGCATAGGTATCTAAACTATCCCAAACCCTGATTTCAGCGACGACATTTGTGCCTGGATTTCTACTCATAGTTTATGTAATAGTAACATCAATATTATTTCCGTTCTGTAAATAAAGACTTCTGTAAACTCTATAACTTTCTGTCCAACCCGAAGCGTTTGTATGGTCTTGAATACTCTCATTGAACACCACTCTTAATCCGCCCACCCAGAACTCGCCCTCACCCCACGAAGTAGGATAGGCGAACCAGATATACTTACCGCCTGTGCAGTCAAAGTATTTAGTGCATTGGCGGGATGAAGCAAATTCGCTGCTTAACGCCAAGATGTCAGGGTCGGTAAGCGGCCCGGGGTTAACATCTGGCCCCCAATACCGTTTATTATAAAAAGTTACTCCTGCGGTTGCGGTGTCAGTTGAAGTGCCGTCTGTTACCCATAAAGTCCAGATATTCGTGGCGGTAAGCCCAAGGCCTGTGTAACTGCGGGTATAAATTCCCGGAAGGATATGTTCGTGTCCTGTGGCGGCAGAGTCAAGTGTCTGGTCGGTTTCTGTGGGGCCGGCAAGCGCCCAAGTTAAGGCTACGTTGTTTACCGTTACGCCTTTTTCTACTGCCGAAGGAACGGATATAAATGAGGTAATAGTGATAGGCACATAGGGGACATATTCTAAAACGAGGTCTTTCTCCCCGGTAAACTTGTTAAGTAAATACTTCTTTATATATGGCATTAGAATAATTCATTCCAATAGTAATATACCAATATGCCCCGGCTTGCCCAGCTTGCCGCATAATCACTGTCGCCTATGGCATATCTGGCCTCTGTGATATTGGTTATATCTTCGGTATATTCTATGATCAACCAACCGCCATCCTGATTTAGGTATCCGGCATATTGCAGAGTTTCCACTACCTCATCTACATCAGAGAGCTGGTAGGCTACCTCTATGCCGCCTTTTCCGTGCTTAGCGTATATGAAATCTTTTAGAGTTACATGCGCCATATTACCTAATCCTCAGTTCTTCCATCTTCTTGCGCTCTATCTCGGCAAGGTCGCGGATTACCCGCTCGCGGTGTTCTGTTTTTTCCTTATTAAACAATTCTTTCTCTTTATCCAGTGCGACTCTTTCGTCCGCTACCCTTTTACTTTCGCCTGCAAACTCCGCTTTCCGATGCTCTATGTCAACGTTCTCCTGGTCGCGGTAGGTTACGAAGGCGTCGCGCTGGGTTTTTAACTCAGTCATTTCCTTCTTGGTTTGTTCTAAAAGTGCTTCTGTTTCTGCCTTTAGCTTCTGGATATCCTCTATTTTGCGCACCGCTTCCTCGCGTTGTATTAAGTCTGTTTCTTTTTCTTCAAGGCGTTGATTTTCTAAGAACAACGACTCTTTTAACGCGATATTTATATTGACTTCTTTCTTGAGTTCCTGCTCAAGACTTGCGGCGCGAGACAGAACACCGTTTAATTCTTCGAGGATATCCCTGAACATTTGACCTCCTTTTTATTTACCATTCTACTAAAACAAAACCTGATGCTCCTGCTCCGCCATTATGTGCGTATCCACCTGCGCCACCTGAACCATAACCAATTCCTGCATTACCATTGCTTGATCCACCTGTTCCAAAATTTGTTCCACCTCCGCCACCACCAACCTCAGACCCACCATTCGCAGCTGCACCACCTTCTTCACCGATAAGTCCGCCGATAGTAGCTACAGCAGTTCTTACTGGTCTTGCCGCACCACCAACTCCACCAGAAGAACCTTTTAACCCACCCAAAGCGGTAAGAGTTTCACTTGAACCAGCGAAAGTAGAATTTCCACCTGCAATTCCAGCTGATCCTTCGGTAGTAGCACCTGCCCCGCCTGCGCCAACAACAACGGCACAAGTTCCTGATGCGGTAACTGCTATCGGTCTTTTAATTATTGATTGTGCGCCACCACCACCTCCACCACCACTTTGTTGATCTACTCTTCCTCCCCCTGCTCCACCACCAGTCATAGTTACATAAACCAAAGATATTCCTGTTGGAACATTGAAAGTTCCATTAGAAGTAAATAATTGGGCGCTTAAATATCCCATTGAAGGTAACGCATAAAATCCCTTCGTTCCGCTTACATTAGTTCCGTAGTATTTGGAATTTCCGGGTGAGATATTGTCGCCAGAAAGTTCCAGTTTGTTACTGGTTACTACGATACTCTTGGCTACTTTGCCGTCAAGATAGTCGGCAATCGGGTCAGATGCGCTTGCCTTTACTTTATACGGGTCGGCCGCCGCCGCTTCTATTACCAGTCCGCGCATATTGAAGAAATATCCGGCTGTGGTTGATGTCGCTATAAAGAGTTGCTTTGAGATATATCCTACGGTTACCGGTTCAGTCGCAGTCAAAGCGCCTGCTACGCTGTCTGAGAGGTAATACACTGTGCCTGCGGTAAGTCCGCTCAAGCCGGTAACATAGCCGGAAAGCGTCAAACTGAAGTTATTATTATTCGGCACTTCTGAAACTATGCCTACTGCCTGCGCACCTGCCGCGCTATTGGCTTGGGCTTTAATATATGTTCCGGAGCTTAGTCGCAATACATCCCCTACCACAAAACCGTGAGTCGCTTGGCTTATGCTTCTGGTTATTGCCGCAAGGCTTGTAGCTCCGCCTCCGCTTATCTCTGTCCAAGCGCTCGATATGTAACAGATATAGAGTTTTGAGGTATCTGTGGCTATGTAGATGTCGCCTTGCGCCGGATTAACGCTCTTATTGGCATCCAAGCCTACGGTGATAGTTCCCGGGTATTCTAAGGCTGTTACGCTGGCGTTCTCAAGAGCTGTGGCTGTTACGTTCCAGCGCAGATATTTTAAGGCTGTGGGGACAGGAAGGATAGTCGAAACGCCTGTCTGGGAAGTGTCGAGTTTCAAGCAACGGTCTATTTCTTCATCTAATTGCTGGGTTATCATAGTAAGTTTATCAAGGGCATCTTCGTGGCTCTCAGCCGGGAAGGGGTCGCCTTCCACATAGTCGGTTTCCTGAGTCAAGTCCATAATACGCTTGATGATAGTTTTGTAAGCGCTACCCGGGGGCCCCGCTAAAAGAGTTACCGTTCCGCCCAGCTCGCCGTCTATGGTTACGGTATAGTCGGTATTAAGGGTGAAAGTAGCTTCAGCTCCGGTGACTATAGTGAAGCGCGTGACTACCAAATCTCCCGCTTCGAATATCGGGAAGGTGAAGTCGAGATCCGGGCCTGCTGTGCCGGCATAGACTATTTTGTTCTCTTGATTACTTATCATGGATTCCTCCTTAGTTAATTGTTATATGAAATCTCCTTATGGATAAAGTTGTTCTGGACTTCTATCTTCCACTATTCCATAGATCGCCTGTGCCTTATAATAACTTTCATTATCCCACCGGATAGCGTTCTTCATAAATATGATATAAACTACTATCCAAAATAAACTTGCCGAGAAGATAAAAAGTTTTTGCTTATGTATATATGTCATTCGCCTAATACTTTTTTCTTTAATTCTTTTAGTTTTAACTTTTCTTCCGAAGTAACTTCGTAATACTTATTTCTGTATTTATTTTTAAATTCTTTCAATAGCATCAGCTTCTCTTCTTCTGTAGCTACTTTAATTACATTGGCTAATTCATAAACCGTTAAATTCTTGCTATATCTTTCGAGTGGCGGTATTTTGCTATTCTTTATGATATCTCTACTTTCCCTCAATGTTATTTTACCTTCCTGTCTTGCTTGGTTAATCGCTGTTTTATCTTGGCTTACTTGGAATTCATTGCGTAAATCAGCTTTCATTTTTGATTTAGTCGCTGATTCTTGTGTTCTTGCTCCTACAGGAAGTTTAGCCCGGACATATTCTTGGGCTTTAAATTCCGCCTTAGTCATATTTACATCATAAGGTGCTGGGGTAATCCCGACAAATGGTTCAACTTTAGATTCTACTGTTTTGCGGGTATCTCGTTGTAAGTTTCTAATTCCGAAAGGAATGAACTGCGTTCCTACAAATTTAAGTTCACTCAATACCTGTTGAACTGCTGGATCATCTGCATTGCGTATTTCAGTTCCATAAAAATCCTTGTTAATCATCATCTGCAATACTGCATTATTTACTGGATTAAATTTATTCAAAACCGTTCTTACAGGTGCTTTTGTATAATGATAGATATCTTTCATATAAGTAGGCAGACTAATCCGGGCAGGTTCGCCGTTTTTATCTAATGCCCCAGTCTTAGGAAAGTAATAATCTTTTAGTTCTTCTGGGGCTTTTCCTGTATGCAAATAGTGATATACCGCACCATATAATCCTGCCACAATAGGCAAAGCTAAAGCATAAGCCATTCTATAAGTAAATTCTGAATTTTTTCCTTGCCTAAAATTATTTAACATTTGAATAGTATCTTTACCTGCGCCACCAAGCTCCCGAAAAGTTCCTAAATTCCATCCTAAAGATCGGACAGAAGCCATAGATAAATCTTTAGTAACCTTATTCCAGAAAAGATTATCATAGACTAATTGCCCCATTCTATTATCTACGCTATCCCATGCTTTTTGTGCTAAATCTCTTAATTCTACATGGCTGATATCAGGATTTCGTTCAAGTTCCATTTTCACTAAATCGGCGAATACTCCAAGTTTCTGACGAGGAACTATGTATTCCATAATCGGCTTAGACATTTCACTTACTAACATCCAAGGAACTTTTAATGTAGCCGTAAGTATTTTGCCTTCTTCTAATGACTTCTTTAGCGATTCCATACCTTTGGTAGAATAGAATTTATCCATCTTCGCCCTACCGCCGGCCGTAGCCATAGTGTCGGCAATGATGTTTGTCATCTCACCGTTATCTTTGCCATACCAAGATTGCAGAAGTTTCCTACCTTCTATAAAATTAGTAATTGGGGCGAGTGGTGCTTTAATAAATTCTTTGCCTGCGCCTAATATATCGCCTCTTGAAAGTTTATTTATACCTAAAGCGAACTTGGATACAGTAGCATCCATAGATGTAAAACCTAAATGGAAAGCACTTAATCCTAATTGAAACTGATTAAGAGTATTTCCTGCACCTCTATAAATATCATAAAGGAAGTTACCTCGTAATCCGGGAGAAAGATAGTTATTGAGTATCCTTGCCGCATTTTCTTGTGCGTAATATTTACCACGCACGACTATTTCACCTTCCGTGCCTTTACTATAAACATCAGCAATGCTGTCGTTTATCTTGACAAATCCTTCAGGCATCCTGTCGCCGACCTTGACGAATTTGACTAAATCTTGTTCTTTAAGGGCGTTGATAGTCCTATGTGCCATCAGATATCTATCCATTTCCCTGATTTTTAACATAACTAAATCAATAGGATTATAAGACACAGGTTTAAGACCGGCTTCTATCCCTACCTTGATTGAGTCTATTGTGCGTTGCTTGAGGAAAGACTTGGGGCCTTGCAGTGGTCGCTTACCCATAATCTTTCTGATAACATCCGTGGCTTTCTGAGGATCTTCCCAGATATGAGGGAAGTAATTTTCTATGAAGTTTTCTAACTTACCAGTTCCTAAGTCTTGGACTTCTTTACGCTTATTGTCAAGCATAGTCCGCAGGGTATCAGCTATGCCTTGTAACTTCGGGTCGGCTTGTTTTTCGCCCTGTTCAATCTTATCCATAAAATCTATATTCGCTTCAGGTTTAGCTTTTTCAAATACATCTTTGGCTTTGGATAAAGACATCTCAACCTTATCGTGGCTTCTTACCATCTTGCCTAAATTTTCTCTTAAAGTTGCAGCAGTAAATTTTCCTTCCTCACCCTTGTTGTAGGGAGTTAATGTTTCAGTAAACGCTTCGTGTGCCTTCTGCAAGGTTTCAGCAACTTCAGTAACTCCGGGTATCATCTTGGCATTGATTTGACCAGATTCACCTGTGGGTTGGGAGAGTTTTTGTTCGGTAAACTTCTGTGCTTCTTCTAATGTTTCAAAATAAGGGCTTCCACCTATCTTATCTGATTTAGGGTTTGCTAATTCTTGCCCATTGGCTAAAACTATTTTATATCCTAATGGTTGGTTATCTATTTCATCATATATTATGTGGACTTTAGCAGTACCTAAATTATCTTTACTTGCTCCAAAAAAAGCAATCGGTTCGCCTGGAATAGCAGCCGCAAGTTCAGCACCATATTGCCATTTATCTACTATCCCCTTACCCGTAGTCGTTCCAGGGGAGATCGCCTCGCCTGGAGCCTCCTGGGTGGGTAAAACGGGCTGTTTGGGGGGTTCTGGTAGGGTTATCTTATCTAAGGTAGTAACCACTTTCTTGCCATCTAAGTCCATTTTAACTAAATTATCCTTAACTTCAGTTATAACCCCGGCTTTATCCCCAACTTTAACTGTTTCGCCGACTTTAGGTAACGATTCGGCAGGTCTTTCCCTTAAACCGACAATATCCTTTATCCCTATCTGACCCTTACCGCCAAGACCATACAAAGCCCCGACTGCCGCACTCTTGGCTATTTCTTCCGGTGTCCCACCTTCTGTTGCGGTTTGAGTCCCGAATACTCCGGCATTAACTATTGAAGCTAAGGGTTGTTTTAATGTTCCTGCAATCTCAAATAACTTACCCAAAACTGCCCTTTTTAATCCTTCATTAACCGCACCTATTATCTCACTTTTGCCTTCTTTGTGCGCTTCTGCGGCTCCAGTAATAACTGAATAAGGAACACCTGCGATAAACTCTGCTATCCCCGGAATTGCTCCGCCTACCGCAGAACCGACTATTTCATCTATTATACCGACTCCGTTCTTTGCCGCTTTTTCGTGCCAAAACTCCGCATTATTTAAATATACTTCTGCCGCCTTTTTGAATATATCAATTTTAGGTATTCCTAACTTATCGCTTGCGTATTGCGCTATAGCATCTAACCTTTGACTGAATCCGGCAACTCCAGAATTAAAAGCCTCGGCTGCTTTCTCACTTTGAACGATAAATGGTTTTACTACCGATTCTATATTCTCTTTTCCTAATGGTTGTGCGACTGCCTTATTGAAAAAGTTCCAATCAAACTTTTGGGGAGTTAAGGGTTTTACATTTACTTGGGTAAGATTCGGATCAGTATCTTCTATGGGTTTAGCAGAGTTTATATCGAACTGGCCACCAAGTTCATATACACCATCTGCGTTTTCTTCTTTGACTGGAGTAGCGGTTGTTAAATCAAAAGGCATTTATTTCCCCTTATCAGTAACTTCTTCATAATGACCATCTGGAAAGACCATTGCTTTATTCCCGTTTTTATCTATCATTAACTGTCCTTTTTCCGGAACTTGCAAGATTTTAGGATTATTTTTAATAGCGGTTGTTTTTATCGCATTATCAACAGCGACTTTTGCCTGAATGCCTTTATTTATTTCAGTTAAATACTGACTAATCGTATGAACATCTTTAATCCCAGACTGTTCACTCCAGTTAGTAAGAAAATGAACTCCAGCTATCGCTTCTGCTTGTTGAGAAGTCATTTCAGGTCTATCATCACCTTCTTTTATAGGAAGGATTTTTGCCTGATTCATTGCCGCATCTACGAGGATATTCAATTTATCTTGGCTAATTTCATTATTACCATTGGCATTAAGTGCATCAACAAGAACATTATTTATATCTTTTATAGATCTTGAAGAAAAAACGTCCTTAACATAAGCCTGAAAATATTCATTCTTCGCTTCTTCTGGAAGATAATCTCCTTTATTTTCCTGAACAGCCTTGATCGCTATACCTAATTTAGTATTTTTACCAGCAAGATCGATTATATTAAGGGTAGGATCGTTCAAATTAATTTTATTGGACGCTATTCCCTTAATAACACTGGAGGTTTGATTAAACTCATCCAATATTTGTTTTCTTTCTATCTGTTTCTTAATCTGGGTTATTCTTGTATCAGCCTTATCTATTAAATCTATGCGTTCACCCATAGTTAAATCTGGATAAGCACCATCCTTACCTTCGGTAGGAACTAAACCACGTTGCAACTGTTTATAAGTTTCTTCTGGATTGATACTCATATCAGCTTTTACCACCCCCATCCGCATCTCTTTCTGCACATTTTGCCAGACATTGACTCCTTTTTCCCGGCTCATAAAACCTTTACTGGTTACTTCACTTATACTATCTTGGAGGTCTCCTGCTATCCTTACTCTTTCATCTTTATTAGCATAGCCATAAGCAGCGAGGCCTTTTTGTATTTTAGTATCTAATTCTGCGGCAGCACTGTCTGCTTGTTTATTCCAAAGTTGCGTATTTATTTTATTCATCAAACTGTAAGCGTGCCAACGGTAAGAATTCTCAAATTCTGCCTGCGTTTTTGGTGAGGTTATAGTGGCGGTAATTTCTGATTTTAACTTTTCCATTTTAGATTGGGCTTTCTTGGAGGCGTTCTTGATATCCGGATCAGACATAGCGGTTTCGTTTATTTCCATAAATCCATCCAAAAGCCGATTTTCACCTGCGGTTTTCTGATAGAAGTCGCGCAATTCGTCAAGTTTCTGGCCGAAGGCGGATATCTTCTCTCCTGCTTCCTGCATAGCCGCGCCCTGCGCCCCTGCCATCTGAGGCGATAGCTCTTTTCCGGGCTTTGCTTGAGTTAGTTTACCTTGACTTTCATAAGTGGGTATTAAGGGCATCGTTTTCTCCTTATCCTGCTAAACTTGAGCTTGAGGGCCCGAAATCAAAGGTTTGCTTTGGCTGCGACCAGCCTTTACCACCATACGAACTATAGAGGTTCGCGCCAGCGGTCATTAAGGTTGTGCCGGCTTTAAATTGACCCTGCTGTTTATAGACTTTGCCGTAATATCTGTCCATTTCGGCTTCTGACTTTGCCCCCATTATGCCTACTTTCGTATTATATTCGGCTATCATCATATCGAAGGTAGCGGCTTTGGCGCTGTCAAGCATCACCTCAAAAGGCGAACCTTCGAAAGTTACCCCGGATTTGGCATAGACGGCGGTCTGCTTTTTGCGCAACAGTGCCTTCTGGACACCCATTTGATATTGTTCTATTTCTCCCTGCCGCCTTATATTCTCGGCTTGCAACTCCGAGAGTGTGGCGTTATACTCCATTGCTTTTTGCTGGGCATTTCCTTGTTGGATAGAACCATAAGCCGATAATCCTGCTCCAGCAATTCCTAAGATAGCCCCCGTTAGAGCTGCCATAATTTACTCCTCTGCTATTTCTACCTTTGAAACTATGCAAAGCAAATTCAAAGGTAAAGCATCAACTTGCGTGATATATATCTGCCCCGCCTTTTGATAGCCCGCCGGGAAGGTTATCTCTTTATCCCCTGTTAGTAGGGGCGGTGGCGCGTCCATATCCATACTGCTGTCGCGGAATAATACAATATCCTGATTTCCTTCTACACCTATTTTACAGTTTAGGCTCTTATATAGCCGGACAAGTATATGATAGATGCGTTTAATTATTCCCTGCGAAGTGCCGAGTCCGGAGTTTACCTCAAGGCGCAAGGTTTTTAGTTTCGATGTATAGGCTAAACCGGCATGCACTACGAAATAGAAGTCGTCTAAAGCTACGGTCCCGGTCGGGCTGACGGTTCTTACCGGATGCACTGCGCCGTCTGTAAGAAGTGCTACCTCTTTGCCTATCAGGTGATACAGTCCGGATATTTCATTCGTCGGGTCGCCATCATAGGTAAGCCCTGAGTCCACATAGAAACAATCTTCCTGTTCTGCCGGCTGAATAAAAGGTTTGAAGTATTCTATGTATTGTTTGACTGCGCCGCCTATGGTGCGCTCTACTACAACCCAAACCTCGTCTTCTTCGCCATTAGGTATGGTGGCAACGGATTTGAAGTCTCCGTCGGTTATGAAACGCACCCAGCCGCCGATATCCTCTTCTATCTGAAAAGTCACACAGGCGAGTTCACCGTCTTCTCTTACGCACCAGAAGATATTTTCCGGGACTTCCTGATAAGCCATATCAACGATGCCGCTTTCTAAGATATGCGAGGCGCGGATAGTCGCGTCTACGGATTCATAGGCGTCTTTGGTAAAGTTATAGAAAAACTTGCGCATCGTGCGGTTATTGCGCTGGATGTAGAATACATAGTTGCTTATCATCTTGGGAAGGATATCGCTGGTGCCGTAACTGGTTTCTTTGGTTACTAATATGCTGGTGGGGGTTATGCCCTTGCTTATGTCGCCCTTTGCGGTGAAAGTCCCGCTTTCGGTGCCGATAGATAATACTCCGGAAGCAAGCATCCATTTGATTGCGTTAACCTGATTATCGGATATGGTATAAGCTACCGCATCCGAATCGCCGGAGCCAGTTTCCATATTATAATAGTTTTCAGATTGTGAACCCCAGATGGTCTGCGGTTGGTAGTTAGTAGCCGCCCAGTAAAGCCTTTGCTCAAAGAAAGTCACGCATCGCGGATATCCCCGGTATTTACTCCAAGCGCCCTCATACCAGTAAGTCGTAGCTACTGAGCCGGCTTCGAGTTGGTCGCCGTAAAGGATGTTTCCGGTGACTACGGTGGCACTGGTAAAACCGGTTATCTCGACATAAACATCTTGATTAGACCACTTGCCTGCGTCAAGGTCGGTTAGGAATACCGTCCCGGAGGTGTGGTTCGAGATGCACTTATAGATTATGCCTTCGTAGGTAACATAGTTGGCAGTAGTATAGACGGTGTTTATCGCCCAAGCCGGGGCGTTTACGGATTTAGCGGAGATTATCTTCCAGATTGAGCCGATGTGGCTTAGTAAAAATAAACTGGCTGAAGCGGTTAAGGTAACTGCCGTAGGGCCGCCGGTCATAGTTATGGTTGTAGCTGTGGTATTTAGGGGCATCAGCGCGGGTCGGGCATTATCGTCCGCATAATCTATCTCGTCAATAGTCCAAGCTATGTGGGAAGTTCTGGTCAGTATCATCTGTGGGTGATCCTTATGCGCTATATATAGCACATCTGCGGACTGGGCGAATTGCAGGTCAAAAACTTCCTCTTTAGTGTAAGGTGTTACTATTTCCACCAGAACGCCGGTTACCTCTATGCGCCCGTCATCTTTATAGAAACGCATATACAGGTCGCCGACTTCTATGATATAGGCTTGTTCGGTAGAGAACTGGAAGGATATCATACGCGTTGCCCTGTCGTGATACTTCGCTTCGCAGACAAAGTATGAGCCTGGCCTGCGGTAGATACCGCCCTGCGACTTGATAAACATATTCTCTATTGTCGCGGCACCGTTGAAGTATTTAGCATAGTCTACGCGGCCATACATTTCGGGGCTGAATTCGCCGCTCGTAAAATTTGTTCCAATGTAGTTGACCTTAGCCATTATACCCTCTCGTCAAGAAAATAATCTTGTCCCGCCAAATAAGTATCCGGGTTCTCCTGCGCGTCCGCGCCTTGAGCTATATGCAATACTCCGGCATAGTTATCCGCCAGCAGTTTAGCAAGGTTCTTATCGTTAGCTATCGGGAACGCTATCATCGCCGCGAGCTTTGCCGCAAGAGCCTCATCGAACTTGGTCGAATACTTAGTCGAGTCGGTGTTCAAATAGATATATTTCATATAAACCGTCGTTTCATCTGTCAGAAGCACGCCGCCTTCTATCTGGTAGTAGTCGTTTTCTATCTTGTCATCTTCAGAGACGCCATTGTAGACGGTTACCTTCCTTATGTAGTCGGCAGGAAGTTGGTATTGATACGTCCATCCGTGTGCCGGGGCGGCTGCTAACTGCGCCAGTAATGCACGCTTCAGAGCAAAGTTCCAGGGATGTTCAGCAAGCACCGACGCAAGGGCTTGGTCGTATATCGCCTTGAGGATTTTGGCGTTAGTGACATCGTCATCGATAGATATAATCCTATCCGCGCCTATAAGTGTCAGAGCCATATTACATATCGCTACTTTGCCAAACATAATTCTACCTCCTTATAAACCTCTTCGTATTCAGACACAATATTTTTCCAGAGAAACTTCTCTTCTATCAGGCGTCGCCCAAGGAATTTCTTTAGCGCTTCCTTTACTCCGTTAATTGTCGGCTCAATAAAGGTTACATATCCCTCGAGTTCCTGCCATAATCCTACCTTTGTCATCAGCACCGGCACGTTTCCTGCAAGCGCCTCAAGGATAGTATTATTGCAACCTTCGGAATATGAAGTATGCACATAGACATCTATAGAATTGTAGAAATCCTGCATCTCTTCATACGGCACGGTAGCAACAACACGGTTATCCACCTTGCCTGTCTTCAGCGCGGTCTTTAATTCTAATCCTAAATCCTCGCAGGCCTGCCGCAGAGCCGCAAGGTTCTTTACTTCGTTATCCGTTCCGGCATAACCTATAACCGGCTTTTTGTGCTTGCAGAATAAATCCTCGTCTATTCCATTAGGAATATATTTTATCTTGCCGTTGCCGTATTTCTCTGTAAGCGACTTTGAGACACTGGTCGAGGCGGCAATTAGTTCCACTATTTCCAGCACTTCTTTAGGATTTCCGCCCTTGCCGTCAGTCAGTGTTCTCTCATTAGAAGAGGTAAGGATTATTTTCTCGGCGTGTTTCTCTATGAATTCTTTATGATAAGCAATTCCAAAACAGCAATGAAAGTGGATAATATCGTATTCTTTCTCATTCCAGTCCAAGAATGGCTTTTTTTCTTTTAGGTTCAGGATGTCGCAATAGTATTCTTTAGGCAAAAACTTCTTGATTGCCTTGCACCTGTTTTCAACCGCCCAGCCTGCACTGTCACTTACCAAAAGAATTTTCACTATTTCCTCTCCAAAATTAGATGCCTGCCTTTACTTCTGATTAACCTAAATCTTTCCCCTGCTACCAACATTAAACCTTGGGCTGAAGAATATCTCCACTCTGCCTTACTTGATTTGGTTACCATATGCTCGGCGCAGTAGGTCAGGAATAATAACCCGCCTTTCACAAGCAAATCGGACATCAACCTGAACCAAGTGTCAGGGTATTTGACGTGTTCTATTACTTGCCAGTTGACTACATAATCAAACTGTAATTTAAGTTCTTCGGGTATTCCAGTTATCTCAAAGTCGTAATTGTAAATTTCTATTGCGGGGTCTTTGACTTTGATCACCCGATTAGGCAAGTCAGTCGCCACCACCCGTTTATACTGCCCTTCTTTTTTGAGTATCTCTGAGAGCCAACCTGTCCCGCAACCTACATCTATGATAGATTTATCTTTAGTCTCGCCCAAAACGCTTATCACATCGTTTTTAACTCTGTCTATAAAATATGGGTCATCAGAACGTTTGCCTTGTTCCTCGCTATATGGTGCTTCCCGACGGGGATATACCCACATCTGATAGACGGTATTACAATCAAGGCATCTGAACCACTGGATATCGTTAGGCGCATCTGCGGACATATTTTCTTCATAATCACTCTTGCCCATCACATCGCTTGCTTCCGCTTTCTTGTCTATCGATGGCACTGCGACTTTCTCTGTAGAATGGCAGAGATGACATCCTTCCCATTTCCAGTAAGAGATTTGACGGTTATTTAGGCTCATTTAACCTCTCAAATGAAATAGTAGTGAAGTTCCCATATCTCGGTTGTTCATCGGAAGATTTAATCTCTAACATAGCCCTTGTTTTATAAAGTCCAAGATTGTCAAGTTTCTTGTCAGGTCTTACAATAATACCAGTATTATCTTTTCTCAATGCCATCCCAGAAATGCCTTTCCTATAAATAGCATCAAACCATTCTTTCTGTCCCTCTGGTATATCACCTATCTTTTTCCAAGAATATTCGTCAACTAATGAATAGTCGGTATAATAACCTAACTTGAAACAAGCATATCTGTCATAACCAAAGACTTTATATTTCGGGTATAAAAGGCTCTTGCTCTTTATAACCCCCATATTATCAAAAGTCCAAAGAACACTGCATCTTCCACCATCTGTCTTAAGTTGCGGTGATACAAGTCTTGAATCTACCTTGATAATAACAAGGTCATCCTCTTTAGTGATTATATTTATTTCCCCATTACCACCATATTCCTGCTCATAATGGTCTTTCCCGTCAATCCAATATTCACATCCCTCACGATAGAGTTGAGTATCAAAATCATAAATAAGTTTTGTAAGTGAACCGCCTCTTTCTATTGAAATAGTCGCTTCATAAAAATCATTCTTAACTATAAACTTATCTTCGTATTCTAAAAGTTGAACCATATCTTATTCTTTTCTACTTTCATTCCTCTATCGGTAAAAACTTCTATATATTCTATAAATTCATCCCGATATAGTAGTTCAAGATATATTTTTCCATTAGGTTTTAATTGACCAAGCATATTATCCAACAGGAAAATCCATTCTTTCTTTCCCCAAGAAGGTTCGTTCATATAACTTACAAAACTGGGAAAGAACATTGTAATCAAATCAAATTTCTTGCCATAATCGGGTAGTGGTTTGAAAGGCAATATCTCAAAGACCTTCCTGTTAATCTTTAAGAGATCTACAATCCCTTGACTATAAATATCATCATATTCATCAAGACTCTCAACCCTGTGTCCGTAACTCTGTGCTACGAAAGGAAAATATCCAAATCCAGTGGCGATATCAAGAATATCCAAACCGCTTGTATTTGCCAGTCCGAGCTTGTGGCATCTGTTTACTGACTCCGTTATCATCCTATCCAAATCAAGATACTTCTGGAAACCATCAAGAAAATTTATCTCGGGATGATAATTACTTTTTACTACATTCCTTAATGCCTTTTCTTTTATCTCCGCAAACTTATTTCTGTCAAGTTCTATCATCTTGGCGCTTCCTTAAATTTTCTTGAGGCCTGATAATGTTGTATTACCGGTTCCCCTATCTTTTCCATTAGATCAGATATATACACATAACTGGCTGGCAACGGTATTATTTTACCGTCCCATAGTTTTATCGCCTTCTGCAATACTATCTGTGAGCGTTTCTCGTCCGGATATTCTTTATTCAATTTTATCCAAAGATATACCAGCTCAAGTGTTTTTGGTGTATAGGCGAAGTATAACGTTCCGCCTAATAATTCAATCTGATTATTAAACCAAGTCATTGTCGCATAGTGGACGCCTATGTCGCCTTCAAAGTTCTCAAAGAGCGCAGGCGCACGTTTCATCTCGGCATCGCAGTCTATCCAAACTACATCCTGCCGGTGCTTTTCGAGCATCTTCCTGATAAAGTCGGCGCGGTAGTAGATAGTCTTTATCCAACTACCTTTGTTTTCTATAGGCACGATTTCGGTCTCGAAGCCAAAACTCTCCGCGCTGGTTCTTAACTTATCGGCGTAGTCTTTGTAACTATCGGTGTAGAAGGAACAAATTATCGGGCGTTTTTCCATATTTCTGTAGGTTCTCCTAGTATTTCTTTAGTAAAGCCGGAATATGATTTTACCTTATCCCCGAAGCTCTGCTTGGCGTTCTCCCATGCCAGTTTGACTGCCGGGTCGTCAAGTTCCCCTCCGCCTGCCGGGTGGTCGTAGAAACGCCCTGTAGAGTCCACAGGCGTGCCACACAGGGCGATCTTGGTGTATCCGAGCTCCAGGGCTATCTTAACCGCCAAAAGCCCGCTTGAGCCGCCTAATTGCGCAAAATCAAGCCATACACAGTCTACCCCTTCGCCGATGCGCACTGAGTGAGTTGTGGTGCGCGGGGCATGCAGTTTCTTGAAACCGCTAAAGTATTCCGGGTGCAGGCTTACCCAGTGCCTTACGGATACCTTTCCTGTTTTAATTAAGTATTCCAAGCCAAAGAACGAATGATTTACGCACATCAAGTCTGCATCCGGCATCAGAAGCCGCACCTTATCAAACTCTTCCCATAATTGCCTTGAACTTCCGAGTATAATTAAGTTCATAGTTAAAAAAGGAGTGGAGCTTTCGCCCCACCCCGATTGACCCTTATTCCATAGTCCAGAATACTGTCAGCTTAATCGTGCCGGTTGCGGCATAATCAGCTGTAGTAATCAGGATTTGGGTTGTAGTCGAGGTTATCTCAAAATTGAGGCCGTCAACTAACAACGCATTTCTTGAACCTGCGGCAACAGCAGACGCAGCCGCCAAGTATCTGGCTGCTGTAGTGCTATCACCTACCGCTAAAGTAGCGGCGGCTCCTAAAGCATCATGGGCTAAACTGATACCCACAACCTTTGCTCCTACGGGCAACGGCCCGCACATAGCGATAGTAGAAGCCGCGGCAAGTCCCGAGGCTTCATACGTATCCTGTGAAACACGCACTCTTCCACCTACTAAACCCGGATCAAGGATATTAGTAGGAGAAGGCGCGACTACTTTCGTGTTATTCACACCTTTAACTGCACTCATATTTCCTCCTCTTGATTAGGCTTAGGTTACACTTCCAAACATGCTATTTCTACGATTTTGACTTCTTCCATCCTGGTTGCGCCACAGCTAAGAGAGGCATATACCTGCGCTGCGTAGTGTTTCTGAGGTATAGTGTCTATCTTCGCTGTCATCCCGTTGGCCTGTGCCAAAAGCACTCCGCTTTTTATCCATGCCATAACGAGCCTGCTTGACGCTCCGTCAACAGGCAAACGCTCGGTGCGGATAAACTTGAAACCTAAGAAGGTGTCAATCTGTCCGGAAACGAGTGTTTTGATGGTATTGTAATCTGCGGACTGAATCTGGGTTGTGTTCAACAGGTTGGTGATTTGCTTCGCCGAACATGCGATATAGCGCGCTTCATCCGGGTCGCACTCTGCCGCGTCCAACTTCTCTTTTGTCGCAAGAAGCTTGGCAAGGGTGAGGCCTGACGATGCTACTGCTATCTTCTGTCCTGCGGGTAATACGACTGGTGTAGTTCCGGCTTTGCCGGTGTAGGACGTGCCGTTGATAGCTGCGATAATCAAATCGTCTATCTTGCGGCCTATTGCCCACTGCAGGGCCTGCATCGTGGTCGACGTGGGGTCGAGAAGCATTTTCAGCTTATCTTCCTTGTCGATTAAATCGGCGATATAGACATCGATGGGAGTTACCATGCGGCGAGCGTAGTCATCCACCACATATTCCACATCAGAGTGCCTTGTCGTCTTCACACTGGCAGTGAACGCTCCGAGCTGATCGTAGAACTTTGCTTCTCCGACCAGATCTGTCTCGAGGCGAACTGCGTCACGCAGGCGGCTGCCTTTTTGCTGGACTAACGTCTCCAGCGTAGTGCCAAACTGCTTTACAAAGGCATTACTTATATCAGCCATTTGAACCTCCTGTGCTTGGTTGTCAAAAACTGCTTTCAGCTTCTGATTATCCTCGTATCAGGAGGGTCTTCTGCCGTTGTTACTTTGAGGCCGGTTACCCGGTTGCCTCATGTCCTGCGCTTGCGTTTCGCCTGGGCGCTTTGCTTATCAGGCTTTCGCTCCTTCAGGATAGGCCATGCGGAATAGTTCCTCTATCCGCTTCATTGCGCCCGCATGTTCCGGGTGCACCTTATCGTAATACGGATGAGTTTTATTGCCTTGTATCTTTGCTATCTCAGCTTTAGCTTCTTCGGGATTCATAGTAAAGTACGAATCCCCTTTTATCAGTCCAGCTTCAGAAAGTTTAGAACCGATGTTAGCGAAGAGTTTTATTATCGCAGGGTTATTGCCTAACCCTTCTTCAAAGAGAGCTTTTGCTTCATCATCCGCGTATGTCAGAAAAGTCTTTTTAACTAAGGCAATCTTAGCATCGTAGGTTGCGCCGTATTCCTGCCTGAGTTTTGCCTCTGCTGCCTGGCGCGACTCTTCGGTCTGCATCTGGAATTGCTTGAATTGATTGCCTTCATTCTCCATATAGTCCTTATACAATCCAGCTGTCTGCGTCTGATTCAGGCCGTATTTATGCGATATGCCCTTGAACCATTTTATAGTTTCTTCCTTCACTGCCGGATAGCCTTCGGGAAGTTTTATATCCGTAGGCATCTTATATTCATCCGCTGTCTTGGGGCGGCCGAGCCGGTCATAGACGGCGTTGAAGTCTTCCGGTTTGGCTTTGGTGATATCGGCAGGAAAAGCTATCTTGTCATAGCCGATTTTCTTCTGTAGTTCAAGGTAACTAGTAGCAAGTGCGCCACTATCCTTAAACTTCGCTAATCCCGGATGCGCCTTTAAGTCATCCGATAAACCTGCTTTCCAGTCTGCCGGCGGTGCCGGTGGCGCTGGGGGTGCTGCATTTGGGTCTGGTGCTGGTGCTACGTTTGGGTCTTGATTATCCACAGCGGGGTCAAGATTATCCATTTGTTCCTCCTATTTTTAAGATAGAGTTAATTCCCTATCTTTACGTGCTAGCATTTCTAGCAATCTCCTCTACATCGCTTTCAAGCATAGTTTTTATATGCAGCCAAAGCCTTAATTCCCCGGCATTGCAAGCCATTGTCAGCGCGTCCTTATTGAATATATCCGTATCCGCGCCGCAACGCCTTTTTAAATCCGCTAATACCCGCTGGCCTTCTTCTCCGCCGAATACTTTCTGGTAGTCGGCTTGGATTTCTCTAAGCTGGGACAGGTTCACCTTTCATCTCCTTCTCTGCGCCGGCCATATCCTTCGCGGCACTTGCGCCCTGCTGAAGCATCATCATCTTCTGCTGAGCCTGCGCAACTTGGGCGCGCTCCGCTCTTATCGCCTCAACAGTCTTGTCATCGTTGATTATATTCGGGGGCGCTTTATACATATCAGCCATATCGTCTATGACTTTGTCTATGTTTATTTTGTCTAACGCATCAGCTTTGAATTGCGCCATCTGGCCTACTAACGCAAGGAATTGCTGGACGCTTTGGATATCCTGCATCTTCTGGGCTTTGGCAAGAGGCGAGACATATTCTATTGAGTATTCTTTGCCTGCAAGCACTTGCGGTGCGGGCGCGAACTGGCCGTTTCTTGCTAAAATCCTGAAGCTTCTGTCTATAATCGGGTCTAAGAGTTCGTTCATCAGCCTGCCCAGTGTCGGCGCAAGTATCAGCATCTTCTCTTGGACGCGTTGCATAACTTCGGTTGCGGTCATATCCGGCGACTGATTCTCCAGCATAAGAAATAAATCTACATAGAAATTCCTTTTTATCATTATCCTGCGTGTCTCAGCCATCGCCTCGCCTACCGGGATATTGCCTTCAGTCTGCAGGGCTTCTATCTTATCATCGGTGTTCTTGGTGAGGCGGAAGTTCAGTGCGGCTGGGTCTACTTTTATCGGAAGTAAGAAAGCGTCGTTAGGCAGAACGAGAGGCGGGTCTACTATCTTCTGCCCTGCCCTGATTAGCGTCTTGGCTATCAGGTTCAGCATCTTTATATCCGGAAGGCTTACAAAGGCAGGGCTTGTCCCCCAGACCTCGCCTGATTCTTTGCTGAAGCGCGGAACGAAATATGGAAACTCCCGATATCCGCCTTCGGCTATCATATGCTTTTTTGAGTATTCGATGTAGTATGAGGCATAAGGCATATTCACCGCGTCAGCCTTGCGCTGGTCATAGAGACCGCGCGGGCAGACTGCATGCAAAAAGAATACCGGCTTGTCATAATCTTGTTTCTCATAGGCGTTAGTGACTTCCTCACCTGCCGCCTTGCCCCACATCTCGTAGGCTTGGCGCGTGGTCAGTTTGAACTTGCGGATTACGGTATCTACGCGCTCATCAGCGCCTTCGGATATTACATATTCCTGAATCGGCCGGGTGTAGAAACGCAGCATATCTTTGAAATCCTCGTCTTCATAGATACAAGCAGTGCCGAATATTACTAAATCAAGGTAACCTTCGTGTATCTGCTGGGCAAAATTTGAACCGTTCAAGGCGTCATAGATACGGTCTTCGCAGTCTTTAATCCAAGTCTTGACTGAGTGGTCGTTCATCAGCTCTTCTTCCTGCGTGCGGATGCTGAACCACTTGGAGCTGGGATTAGTAAGATAGGAGTGCAGGCCTGCGGATAGCACAAGTGCCGCCTGTGCCGCGGTTGAGTCATAAATATCGATATCAAACTTCTGGCCGGTGATAACTTCCCGGGTTATGTAAGCCTTGCGCGGGATGCAGTATTTGGCTATTTCCTGCAGGTGGCTTTCAAGAGTGCCTTTCTCGGTTTTTAGTGTATCGTATCTGCGGACCAATCTTTCAGCTATAATCATACGAGCTCCTTTATGAAGTGTGTTTCTAACATCCTGAATCCTATGCGCTCATAAAATTTATGCAACTTATCTGGCTTAGAATTGCCAATATACACCATTACCAATTTAGCACATCCCCACTTCTCTTTGGCTACCCGCTCTAATTCTTTCAATAACTTTATCCCGACGTTCCTGTATTTCTCCGCCACAAACCATATCGTCTCCTGAAATATCTTTTGGTCGTTAAGCGGGTAATTAACAATCAGCCCGGATATCAGGCCTACTACCTGCCCCTCTACTTCGGCGACTAACGTCGTATCTACGGACTTATTTAATATCGCGTTGCTGTATGCCTCATCAAAATAAAGGTTGTAGTCGTTGAGGCTGTTTTTCTGAAACGTCCTTATCAGCTCAACCGCCTGCGGTATATCATCATGCGTTGCGGGGCGGATTATCATTCTCCGAGCAATGTCTTCCGGGCGACTGGCGCTTCGCCCATCGCACCTTCCGGGCTGGTCATAATCGTTGACGCGCGGCCTCTCTGTTTCCTTTGCCTGGCAAGCGCCTCTGCTCTGGCTCTTGCTGTTGCGTCCTCAGGCTTCGGTGTTTCCGGAAGAGTCGGCGTTGCCGGAGTGCTTTCCTTGCCACCCATCATGCTTGCTATCCCAAAACCTACACCTGCCCCGGCCATTGCTAATCCCGCTACTGTTAAAAGAGTTGTGGTTAACGCCGCCATGTTGCCTCCTTAGCTAAATGAACCTACCGCTTCACGCGGCAAAGGTTGTGTATCGTAATAAGTGTTGTTCTTTATATTCTGCTCAAAAGCCCACTGTAACATCTTCCAACAATCTGCTCTGCCCGGACTCCGTTTTATTCTTACTTTTATTTCATCTTTAGGGATTATCTGAAGCAAACCTCTGGAATTATTAAAAAACTCATCGGCTTCAAGTTCCTCAATAAGTATCTTGTCTTCCGGGTTGATAGAAGCCCTGCCAGAAAATACCCTTTTTTGAGATATGAAAGCTGCCTCAGAACGTTTGTTCGCATACATCGCTCTGTTTATCAATAGCATTTCTGAAGGAGCGGAACCGTGGAATTTGATTATCTCTATGCCCTTTAAATAGTTTTTATCTAAATTACAAAGCTCAGAATAAGTCTCAATGCCTAAACCATCACAATCGACTATAATAAAATTACCATCTATCCTCTGGCACATTTCAACTGCGCGGATAGCTTTCTCAGTAGGGCTCATTACTGGTTTGGTATAAATACCCACAATGTCCCCGCTGCAACCAGCCATAAAGATATTGTCATCAACACCTTCTCCGGCTGGATCAACCGCCACACCAGCCGGGAAAACAAATTTTGAAAGCAATCCGTGGCGGGCAAAAGCTAACTCAAAGAATACTTTAGTGAATACTTTGTTACGGACACTTACGCCCCAGTCGTTTTCAACAAACTGACGGTAAAGAATAGGATTCTGAATTTGAAGTATCTTTAATGAAGCTAAGAAATCGGGAGCAGCGTTTTCTTTATTATCCCAAGTAGTGGCTTCAATCAAGTCACAAAACTTTCCCTCAAATTCTGGAACTTCTTTCGCACTTTCGGCGAGTTTTCCGTCTTTCCATAATGGCTTCATCCAGTGATCACCGGCGTTACCGATAACCCAGCCTGAGCGCGTAGATAATCCTAATTTTATAAAATCATCAGTCGGAATTAATTGCCTTCTTAATCTGCCAAATAACATAAAGAAAGGTTCAGAATCTTCCAGCTCTTCTCCCTGCTCAATATAAAACCAACCGAGATTGATATTCTGCTGATTTATTGAATCAAGTTCGTCAATATGCCGGAACATTGTTATTGAACCGTTGGGGTCAACAAGAGTGCGGTCTCCGGATACGCTTAAACCTGTATATTTCTCAAAATCTTTCAAGGTTGAATCGGAAAGAGAACGGAAGGTTTTACGAAAGATAACGCCTAAATTATCAGGAATTAGTTTAGAATATATGCGAGAGCGGCCAATGGCGCACATTGTCTTACCGGTATTCCAGCCTCCCACAAAAGCCGGATGCCGAGCTTTGCTATAAACAAAATCATATTGAAAAGGTTTAAGAGTTACATTCATTATATCGAAAGGGTTTGAGGGTTACGTTCAAGCAACCTCTCCTTTGGGGTAACGAATATGATTTTGGTTTCCCCGGTCTTTACTGCCCCGGAGTGTTCGACTCTATCTTTTAATCTACCATTTAATTTCAAAGCAGTTTCTATGAATTTATGCCTGACTGCCTGATCTGGATATTCAACCCAATCGTTAGAATTCTTGTTGACTTGCATCTCTCCATTATCATTTCTGATAACTATATCAGCAGCCACTAATTTATTAGAATCAAGACCATCTACAATTTTCTTTAGCAAAGTATCATCATCTAAACCGTGCTTAACTAATAGTTGCCCAAAATCACAACGCTTTTCAATGTTTTTATGTGCATTCCAAGCGGTTGCATGAGCATAACCAGCTTTAACCGCGGATCTATAAGCCGACATGCCCTCTATTCTATACTTTTTATATAACTGCCTACGGATGTTCATCTTTATGCACTTTCTTATGACAATCAAGGCAAAGAGTAATCCCATTGTTAACATTCAATCTTAACTCTGGAAAATCTTTATAATGCTTAATATGGTGGGCATTTAGTTCACCACCTATGGCTTGGCAATGTTGACATTTCCAACCATCTCTCTGAAAAATAAAACTTCTCCATTCATTATATTCCTGTGATTTCCTATCTTCATCTATCCATTGCTCAATCGTATAATTAGGCAGATATTCCTTTAGAATATGTTCTTGCTCATAATGATACTCTCTAAAAAGTGATTTTGCTTCAGTAATAGACATCTTCCCAGAAAGCACCAATTTCAATATATTAGGCCTTGAAGATTGTAATAATTTTAGTTTCTCTTTAAGTTCTAGGCGTATATTCATAAGGCAAATAAAAAAGCCCACAACCCCTTAGCTAAGGTTATGGGCTAAAATCTGTAGGAGTGATCGGCTCCTTATCTATCTATTATTATACCACTCGATTATTATAAAGTCAAATTTTGGCAGGTTTCCCCTTATTTCTTTTTACAATAATATGGCACCTGCCGCCGAAGATTGCTATCAGTAATCTGATATAACCGATTTCTTTTTTTATCTCCTCATCGTTCCAATCATCATAGATAATTTCAATCTTGTTTTTCATAGATGACTTTTTATTTAAATATATATTCACATATTCCAAATATATTTTTACCCCATGCATCCCGCATCATCGAGCGATATTTCTCCCAAGAAATTTTTCTCATTTTTATATTCTGTCCAGCAGCCCAACTATGTGCTTCGTTTTTCTTAAGAAATACTTTCTTAGTTTTACCATTAAACATAATACAATAAACTTTTATCATATTTTCTCCTTTTATATCCTCTGCCCCTGTGCCATACCGTTCTGCTTTAAGGAGTAGGTTCTGGAACCCGCGGTGCGGTCTTGGGGGCGCGAGGATTATTCTTCGGTTACAGTCATATCTTTGTCATAAGAATAGTCCCAAATATGGCAGTTAATAAAACTAATTTTCTTAAATCCATAACGAGAAATCATTTCATTAACAACCATCTCTTCGTTTAAATAATAATTGTCGGTTCTATCTCCCTGCAAGTCTGCGCATACCTTTTCGCACACCTCCTTAAATTCTTCTTTTGTAAATTTGTTTTTGTGGGATAGTTTTGTCTCTGTATAATCTGAATAACATCCAGTAGAAATAGTATAAAGGTTCATCTTGCACCTCTTTAGGCAACTGGTTTTGGTTTCTGTGGAGCCTTCTGCTCTTCCTGCCCTAAGAATAATTCAATACTCGCTAACTCAACCGCGCTTAGTTTGATATCGGCCTCTTCTATCAGGTCTTGCGGTATTGGCGGTATATCAAGCGATATCTCTTCTTCAAGCACAGTGTTGAATTCATCCATAAACTTCTCTATCTTTTCCGGAGGCACAGTGTATGCACCACGTTCGTCTTTCTTGCCGTATTTCTTTACCAGCTCCATGCGCGCATCTTCCAAGTCCTTCTGCTCGGCTCGTATCTTCTTGGTCATCTTCAGCAACCGGTAGCTTAGCTTGAAGGCCATCGGTTGCGTCAGGATCTTGCTGAGCGCCATACTAGCGTCCCGCAAGTTTTCTAAGGTTATCTTAACCATCTTGTTCCTTTCTGCCCATAGGGCGGTTGCGTTACGACATCCACTTAATTATTCGCCACAGTAGCGCGGCCAGTATGCCCAGCAGTCCCATTATGAATATAATCCCGATACCCACGCCTACAGTGTAGGCGAAGGCCATTGCAATCTCTCTCATCTAATCTCCTTTCCAAACTTGGTTTGTAGATAGGTTCTTATTTCCTCTTTCGGCAATTTTTAATTATCTCATCAAATAAAAATCCAAGAGAATAAGCAAACGCTTCATCACTATCGTCGGTTAATTTTATTCCTCGGCTTCGTAAAGTATAACTAACGGCGTGAAAGCACTCGTGGACAAGACTTCTTTTATCCGCCGCCCAAATATAACATACTTCGGTTTTATCTTTACCATGCTCAAAGACATTAAATCCTCCGCCAGTTTCGGTTTGCTTAATATCAATGTGGCACTTTAATTCTTTCTCGCATATCTCCCTGTATTCCTTATGGGTCTTGGCACGGATATAATAATAATTCTGCCGATAAGTCCAATCATAGATGTGGAGTATATTGCCCACCCACTTGGAAACATAATGGTCTATCACTTCAACCTCTCTTGTAGATGCTTTCTCCATAAGGCATTGGCTTCTCTTACGCCTATCTCCATCGCCCTTGCTTGTATTTTTGCTAATTCTTTGTCGGCGTGAGTAATCTGGTGTAAAAAATAATCGTAATCTAAGTCCTCCACTAAAGGGGTCTAAGACTATTTGTGATTTTGATTTATCTATAAACCATTCCGCTTGCTAGCAAGGAATAGATGTCGGTGAGGGCTTGGGTTAGTCTATTTTCTCTCTTTTCATCTGTATCGTCTTTGTCATTAACGCATATCCATTCCGCTTGCCTAAATTTCTCCATCACTTCCCTTACACTTTTAGGTTTGTCCGTCTTATCCATTAGTCCTCCTTATGAAATGGGTTATCCACCATAGGTTTTATTGGCTGTGGCGGTTGATGAAAATTTAAGACATTTATCCAAAGTCTACCCGTAAATAAAATTTTAATTCTCTCCCTAAAAGATAACTGCCAACAATGAAATATCCTACCGCCTTGTATATCATCTTGATAAGCGGGCAATGGTAAATAGGGTTTCTGGTCTTTTGCAAATATCACATTACTACCACTAAATTCTATTGGCTTCATC